CGTTTGTTGTATCACTTTAAGAATAGGGGGTACCGAGGGTTCTGTATGAATAGACCCGATAAGCGCTTCAATAAGTTATCTAAGACAGAGAAAGAGTTAGGGGGTATACCTAATAGCTCGGAAGATATTAAGCAGGCTCATGCTTCGGCGATAGAGTCTTACATAGAAAAAAACATTGGTCTAGATCTTATGGGGGACTACCGAGATAAAGACGATATGGGTACGATGCCGTTTATAAGGACATTAGAGGACTGGGCAAAGTTTGAGATAAACAATAGAACTAAATATGACGCCTCAATAAGTTCGGGATTAGCTATAATGGCAAACCAAAAGCACGTATATTTACCCGTTCAAACGCAAACAAAAATAAGTGTTAACTTTGCAATGTATAATAACAAGTCTCGTTATAGCGAATTAATTACTAAATGAAAGAAGTTAAGGTAAACCTCAAGTCTGCTGTGTTCCCTGATCAGTTTGCTCCTGACGCCCAGAAAAAGACTCAAGAGTTTGGGCTTCAGGTGGGTCAAGCTATTCAGTACGAATGGTTTAGAAAGACTTCGGGCAGTGGTAATGGTAGGTTTTTTGATCAGGGGAATGACTACAATAGGCTACGTCTATATGCGAGGGGAGAGCAGTCTGTAGCTAAGTATAAGAACGAGTTGGCAGTTGATGGGGACCTATCTTATTTAAACTTAGATTGGACTCCTGTCCCTATTATCCCAAAGTTTGTGGACATTGTAGTGAACGGTATGTCAGACAGATTGTTTACTGTTAAGGCATATGCCGAGGATGGTATGTCAGCAGAGAAAAGGAATAAATTCCAGAACATGGTCGAGAAGACTATGGTCTCAAAAGACTTATTAAAACAAATACAGAAAGACTTTGATATTCAGACCTTCCAGATTGCGGAGGAGAGTGTCCCTGCAAATGATCAGGAGCTAGAGCTGTATATGCAAATGAATTACAAGCCGTCTATAGAGATAGCGGAGGAGACGGCGATCAACACTATGTTTGCAGAGAATCATTATGATGATACTCGTAGAAGGTGTGATTTAGATATAGCTACTTTAGGCATAGGAATATGCAAGCATACTTTCCAGGCGGGTGACGGAGTTAAGATAGACTACGTAGACCCTGCGAATGTAATACACAGCTATACGGAAGACCCTCATTTTAAAGACTGTTTTTATTGGGGAGAGATAAAGAACGTAGGAATAACAGAGGTGCTAAAGATAAACCCTGACCTTACTCAGGACGATCTGTCAGAGATCGCTAAGTATAGCCAGGCGTGGTACAACTATTATAATGGCGCGGTGTTTTATGAGAACAGTATGTTCTCTCGGGATACGTGTACTCTCTTATATTTTAATTACAAGACTACCAATAGCTTTGTGTATAAGAAGAAGAAGGTGGACGATGGGTCTTATAAGGTTGTAGAGAAGGATGATGAGTTTAATCCTCCTCAAGACATGATGGATGAAAACGATTTCGAGAGGGTGGAGAAACGTATTGATGTATGGTATGAGGGGGTAATGGTTATGGGAACAAACTTCTTGCTTAAGTGGGACATGATGGAGAACATGGTGCGACCTAACTCTGCCAATCAGTTTGCTATGGCTAACTATGTTGCTGTAGCTCCTCGTATGTATAAGGGGAATATAGAGTCTTTAGTTAGACGTATGATTCCTTTTGCTGATTTGATTCAGATCACGCATTTAAAAATGCAACAAGTTATTTCTCGGGTAGTACCAGACGGCGTCTTTATTGACGCGGATGGACTTAACGAGGTAGATTTAGGGACGGGCAACTCTTACGACCCTGCTGACGCTTTACGTTTGTACTTCCAGACGGGTAGTGTGGTTGGGCGAAGCTTTACTCAGGAGGGCGAATACAATAACGCTCGGGTTCCTATTCAGCAGTTAACGTCTAGCTCGGGCGCTAGTAAGCTTCAAATGCTCGTTAGCACATACAACCATTACTTAGACATGATAAGGTCTGTAACGGGCTTAAATGAAGCGAGAGACGGTAGTACTCCTGACGCTAACTCCTTGGTTGGGGTTCAGAAGTTAGCGGCACTAAACTCGAACACTGCTACACGACATATATTAGACGGTAGCCTGTTCCTTACAAGAACATTAGCTGAGGCTCTGTCATTACGTATCGCGGACATCTTAGAGTACTCAAACTTTAAGGATGAGTTTGCTATGCAGATAGGTAAGTACAGTGTGAATATTTTAGAAGAGATAAAGAACCTGTACATATATGACTTTGGAATATTTATAGAGATATCCCCCGATGAGGAGGATAAAGCTGTTCTAGAGCAGAATATACAGATGGCATTGTCTCGTCAGGATATTAGCTTAGAGGACGCTTTAGATATAAGAGAGGTCAGGAACCTTAAGATGGCTAATCAGCTATTGAAATTAAAGAGGAAGCAGAAGCAGGCTCAGGAGCAGCAGGCAGCAGCTCAACAGCAGCAGATGCAGGCCCAGGTGAATATGCAGTCGCAACAGGCCGCATCTCAAGCCGCACAGCAGAAGATACAGGCAGAGACCCAGTCTAAGATGCAGATCAAACAGGCAGAGGTTTCTTTCGATATAGAGAGGATGAAGAACGAGGCGATGCTTAAGCAGGAGCTTATGCAGGTAGAGTTTAATCTACAGATGCAGCTTAAGGGCGCAGAGGTAGAGGGTCTTAAAAGTAGAGAGACCCAAAGAGAAGAGGCTAAGGCGGGGCGTATTAGTCAGATGAATACGCAACAGTCTAAGATGATCCAGCAAAAGAAAAACGATCTTCCTCCAATAAATTTCGAATCAAATGAAGACAGCCTAGACGGGTTTGACTTCGCAGAATTTAGTCCACGATAAAATTAAATAATATGGAAATTAAAGTAAGAGCTTTAGAAGATGGACAAGAAAAGTCCGCAGCACAGGTAGAGGAAATACTCCTAGAAAAACATGAAGAGAAACTCCAAGCAGAAACACAAGGCGAAGAAACGCCTTCGGATGTACAGGAGGAGACTCCTAGTGAAGGTTCAGGGATAGATGACTCTTCGGTACTATCTTATATTAAGGAAAGATATGATAAAGACTTTTCTTCTGTAGAAGAAGTATTAGCTGCAAGAGGAAATAACGAAGAGCTACCTGAAGACGTGTCCGCGTACTTTAAATATAAGAAGGACACAGGGAGGGGTATGCAGGACTTTATGAAGCTTCAGCAGGACTTTGACACTATGGATAGTGATGAGCTGCTTAAGGGGTATTATACCGCTACTGAGGAGGGTTTAGACCCAGAAGATATTAACGATATAATAGAGTCTAAGTTTTCCTTTGACGAAGACTTTGATGATGAGAAAGAAGTAAAGAAAATAAAAATAGCAAAAAAACGTGAACTTACAAAAGCTAAAAAGTTTTTCGAAGAACAACGCGAACAATATAAAACTCCCCTTGAGTCAAGTGGGGGTGGGTTGTCATCGCAAGATCAAGAATCGCTCGAGGCATATAAAGGTTATATAAAAGAGTCCGCTTCCATAGGAGAGGCAAATCAAAAGAAGTATGATTGGTTTTTACAAAAGACTAACGAGGTTTTTTCTGACGAGTTCAAAGGTTTTGAGTTCAATGTTGGAGACCGCGATATTACTTACAAACCTGGAACAAGCGAAGAGCTGAAAAATGTCCAGTCTGATGTCAATAATTTCGTTAAGAAATTTACAGACAAAGACGGGATGATGTCAGATGCTTCGGGATACCATCGCGCTTTAGCGTTGGCTATGCAGCCAGAGAAATTTGCCAAGTATTTTTATGAGCAGGGTAGGGTAAATGCTGTAGACGATGTTACTAGAAAATCAAAGAACATCAATATGGATATTCGCCAGACTCCGCAAGTGACTAGCAAGGGTGGTAACACCATCCGAGCGGTAGGAGATACGAGCAGCGGAAAGGGACTCAAGATTAGAAGTATTAAAAATAATTAAAGAAAATCCTCCGAGCAAAGTAGGAGGTAAAAAGAAACAATGGCTTTAAATACACCAGGATTTGATCTCATCCCTTCAGCAGAACGGGTTGCAGTATCAACGAATTACATAACCGACTTCAATTTCTTGAATCAGTATCTTCCTGATACTTACGAGAAAGAGTTCGAGCGTTATGGAAACCGAACACTATCATCATTCCTTAGAATGGTAGGGGCAGAGATGCCTTCAAACTCTGACATGATTAAATGGGCAGAGCAAGGAAGACTACATATCAAGTATGTTGACTGTACAAATGATGGTACTCAAAACACCTCTACTACTGCAACGTATACAATCAATGACCAGCTTACTACAGCAGGAACTACTACTACAGGAGGAAGTGGGGCTGCGGCTTTAAGAAAAGGTCAGACGGTTATGATTACTGACAATGCTGGCACTGGACTAACTAACAAGGCTGTCATTACGGCGGTTAGCACTCCTATTGTAGCGGGCACTGCAGGAACTATAGCTGTAGCTTACTACGAGGACGTACAAAAAGTGCCAGCTACAGCATGTACTATCTTTATCTACGGTTCTGAGTTCAAGAAAGGATCGGAAGGTATGGAAGGTTCTCTAGAGTCTGATGACTACATCTTCGAGAACAAGCCAATTATCCTTAAGGATAAGTACGCTGTTAGCGGATCGGATATGGCTCAGATTGGATGGGTAGAAGTAACTAGCGAGAACGGGGCTTCAGGGTACCTATGGTACTTAAAGTCTGAGCACGATACTCGTCTACGTTTTGACGACTACTTGGAGACTGCAATGATCGAGGCGGTGCCTGCGGTTGCAGCTTCTGGAGCGGCAGTTCACCTTGCTGGTGGCGCAGGAGCAGCTGGAAAAGCTGGTTCTGAGGGAGTATTCCACTCAGTATCTACTCGCGGAAATGTATTCGGCGGTGGGTTCCCAGTAGACCTAGAGCAGTTCGATACGGTTATTCAACGCTTAGACAAGCAAGGAGCAATCGAAGAGAACGCTCTTTTTGTAAACCGTGAGATGTCTTTCGGTATAGACGATATGTTAGCTGCACAAAACTCCTACGGGACAGGCGGTAGCTCATTTGGTTTATTTGATAACGACAAAGAGATGGCTCTAAACTTAGGTTTTACAGGCTTCCGTAGAGGTTACGACTTCTACAAGACAGACTGGAAATACTTAAACGATCCAACTATGCGTGGAGGTATCTCTTCTGGAGCAATCAACGGACTCTTAGTCCCTGCTGGTTCTACTAGTGTATACGACCAGGTTTTAGGAAAGAACGCAAAGCGTCCATTCTTACACGTTCGTTACCGTGCTTCTGAGACAGAGGATCGTCGCTACAAGACCTGGATCACAGGATCTGCTGGCGGGGCTCGTACATCTGGACTAGATGCTATGGAGGTGAATTTCTGGAGTGAGAGATGTGTATGTACGATAGGTGCAAACAACTTCTTGTTATTCCAGAACGACGCTGCTTAAGATAAAAACTGATAGAAAGGGGGAGGGTAGTTCTTCCCCCTTTTTTTAAACTTAAATTTATTAAAATGAAAAAAACTAAAAACTATGTAGGTAAATCCTACCGACTTAAGGGAGGCAAGACGCCTTTGTCTTATATGCTAGCTACACGTCACACACGTCGTAGCCCCCTACTTTATTTTGACGAAGAGGAAGGTGTCAACCGCCCACTACGTTATGCCCGAAACCAGAAAACTCCTTTCGAGGACGAGCAGGATGGCAGCGCTATCTTAGAGCCTGTTATCTTTGAGGACGGGATGCTTTATGTAGATGCAAAAAACCAGGTTCTTCAACAGTTCCTTCACCTTCACCCTGCAAACGGCAGCGTTTTTGAGGAGGCGGACGATGCGCGTGACGCGGCGGAGGAGCTAGAGTCAGTAAACATTGAGTTAAATGCTCAGTTAGCTGCCAGAGATCTTTCTTTAGAAAAGCTTCTAGCGGTATCACGTATACTTATAGGCGCTCAAAGCGATCAGATGAGTACTGCGGAGATAAAGCGAGACATGCTTTTGTTTGCAAAACACTACCCCCACGATTTCTTAGAGACGGTCTCAGACCCTACCCTAGAGGTACAGGATAAGGTTCATCAATTTTTCTCCGAGGGGTTCCTGTCTTTCCGTAACAATAAGAAGGATGTATACTACAACCTTCCTGGGAATAAGAAGCGTATGCTTGTCCTCCCGTTTGGTGAGGACCCGTACTATGTTGTACACTCTTTTCTACAGAGCGACGATGGTATAGAGGTATACAAAGCCTTAGATAAACGGCTATCTGAAAAGTAAGCTATATAAGAAGAGACCTTAAAAGGGTCTCTTTTTTTTTGCCTACCTTTGTTTTTTATTCACCATTAAATTTTTTATTATGGACAAATTTTTATCAGTACCCGTTACTTCGGAAACCAACATGTTGTTAGGAGTGAGCGGAGTCGCCGCTGTAGCATATAGCTCGGTTACAGAAACAATCGTTACTTACAATGCGGGAAATACCGCTACTATAACGCATGGCACGGTAGTAGCAAACGCTTTCAGAGACAGCCTTCAAAACGCTATGTCTGCAGCTTTAGGAACACAATGGACTAGAGTAGTTGCGGCATATACGCCTCCGACTGCTGTTTCAGCTATTGCAATAGCATAACGTCATGGGAAAATATATAAACGTTCCCCAGTCTATACT